AAGATGGTAAAGGTAGTTGGGAAAAAGAACAATCTAATAATGAAAACGCTCAACTTAGGGTGTTAGAATCCGTATGTGTTCAACATGAGATTGACCATCTAAACGGTGTTATTTGTATGGATAGGAAAAGAGATACTACTATTACTAAAGATAAAAAGGTTGGTCGTAACGAACCATGTCCTTGTGGTAGTGGAAAGAAATATAAGAAATGTTGTATAGGGAAATAGAAAGACCATTACTACAAGAGATATACCAAGATGATGCTTGGAAGATGTTGGTGTGTTGTATACTACTAAACCTAACTCAACGAAAACAGGTAGATGGAGTTAGACACAAGTTATTTAGTAAGTATCCAACCGAGTATGAGATGATGGAAGCTAACGAGGATGAATTATCAGAGATACTAAGACCATTGGGTTTATATAGAAGGAGAGCTAAGACACTCATCAAGTTCAGTTGGATGTGGGTTAATGGATTTACGGATGTGATGGAACTACATGGAGTTGGACAATACGCTAAGGACTCTTGGGAGATATTTCAGATGAACAACATGAATGTCGTTCCAACAGATAAAGTATTATTAGAATATTTACATCAAGAAAAAATGGAGAAATGCTAACATGAACATAGGTTATGCTTGTATCAACATGCAACTGAGTTATCCTCAAAAGTATGGTGGTAAAGAAAAGGGAGTTGAACCAATCACTACAGGTCGTAGTATGATTAAGAGAACCTTTTTATCTAAAGGTGTTGATTATGCTAGTGAACTTACACTAAAGAATGTTAAAGACTTGAATAGTATTATTGGTTGGAATGTTCTAAATGGTTATGACTTCTATCGTATGAGTAGTGGACTAGCACCTTGGAAGACCGAGTATGATTGGGAAGACCTAAAAGATATTGACTCTATCCGAAAATGGTTTCATTCTGCTGGTACTATGGCTAAAACACATGGTGTTAGATTGACTTCACATCCAGGTCCTTACAATGTATTAGTATCACCAAAAGAAGAAGTGGTTGAGAATTGTATCAAAGACTTGACTATACATGGTGATGAGTTTGATATGATGGGATTGAGTAGGACACCTTACAACAAGATTAACATTCACTTGGGTGGTGCTTACGGAGACAAAGAAGCTAGTATGAAACGATTTGTCAAGAACTTTCCAAGATTACCTGAGAGTGTTCGTAGTAGGTTGACATTGGAAAACGATGACAAGGCTAGTATGTATTCAGTAAAAGATTTATACTATGGTATCTACAAAGAGATTGGTATTCCTATCGTATTCGATTATCACCACCACAAGTTTTGTACAGGTGGTATGTCTGAACAAGAAGCACTTGAGATGGCTCTATCAACTTGGGGTGATATCAAACCTGTAACTCATTATTCAGAGAGTAGACGAGATGAACAAGAAGATGAGACTATCAGAGTTCAAGCTCATTCAGATTATGTTTACGATAAGATAGAGATGTATGGTAACGACTTCGACATTATGGTCGAAGCTAAAGCTAAGGAGTTGGCAGTTGATAAATATCTTCAGTTACACGGTTGATAGGTTAAAGAAGATATATTTTCTGTGGTGGTACGGAAGACATCTTAAGAAAAGAATAAAGAAAAATGATTTCGGAAGACATGAGGAATGGTAATGAAACCAATTGAAGTAATTAAAACTTTAGTCATTGACAATGATAATGACAAACAACTAGGAGAACTAGTTAGACAGTATATTAAAGAACTTAACCAATCAAATGAAAATGAAGCAAGAGAATCTTGGGTTTGTAAGCATTGTGGTAAAAACACTTATGATGTAGAATGGGATTATATTGGTAGTGATACTAATCATTTAGGTTGTGAATTAGAAGAAGAAATTAAAACCAAACACTTCGCGGATGGATTCCATGAAGGTGATTGGGAAAGAGATTAATAAAATCAAATTAGGAGATATTTATGATAAAGAAAAAAGATAAGTATATTCACATCAAGAATGTTTTTGTGTGGTTTGGTATTTTACCAATAACCACTTTCTTTCTGTGGTATTTAATCAGTAAGTTAGGGAATGTTGTAGCACTATGGCTAGGAACATAAGTGATAATGAAAAAATTGAGTATATCGTTATCGGTATTTTAATAGGTATGGGAATCGGATATATGATAGCAATGTGGCTGGTGGCTATATATGGTTGATTTATATAGAAGATTAGTATCTTGGGTTACATACACATTTGAACAATGGTTTTGGAAGGATGCTACTATCCAACGACCAATAGAAAATAATCAAGAAGATGAGGAGATATTGGGAATATGAGAAAAGATTTAATATTAAAAGTCTTAGAGAGGTATCAAAGTCGCAGAGTAGATTTTGGTTCTAAAAGTCAAAGAGAACAACTAGCTGCTGAAATAGAAGCAGTATTGTTACAAAACGAACAAATAATAGAGATAGAACGAGAGTTGTATCGAGGAGAGGGTTAATATGAATAAGTTCTTACAAGTAATGGATGATATAATTATCGCCATTTTAGGTAAATCAGTAGTAGAAAAACGAAGTGGTGAAGATAGAAGAAAAAAGAAACCACGAAAACGTAAATACGAGAAAAGAATAGCTGGTAAAAGTTCAGATAGGAGAAATTAATAAATGAAAACAGCAAAATACTTTAGTGCCACTTGGTGTGGTCCTTGTAAACAATTTAAACCTATTATGGAAGAGTTAGCTTCTGAAGGTTACAACATTGAGTTTATCGATGGTGATGAAAATAAAGAAGAGGCTATTAAATATAACATACGTTCTGTACCCACTACAATTATATTAGAAGGTGAAAACTTTTCATATCATGAAACTAATCGTATAGTAGGAGTTCGAAGTAAAGAAGAAATGATTAAGGAACTTTCATAATGATTTTAGATAGTTTATTAGCTGGTGTAATGTTGTTCAGTTCTTTTGCTGCTCGTACACCAAATGTACAACCAAATCCTGATGACTACGAAGTTAGTATTGGAATAAGTAATGATAACTTTTACGCTAATCGCCAATGGGAACGAGAGTTAGGTAAACCTTATATTGATGATTTGTTTTGGTATAAATACGACAATGGTATTTACTTTAAACCTGAATATATGAACAAGGAAAGTAAAGAAGTAAAGTATCTTAAGATTGATGCTAGACGAAGTTACAGCGATTGGTCATTTGGGATTACAAGTCGTAGTAATGAAGATAATGTATTTAGTGGTAATTTTGAAACTTTTATTTCTTTTGGTGTAATCAAAAAGAAAAACTACTACAATGATAAGATAGAAGTAGAAGTAACTTTTGATGGATATTTTCCACCAAACGAAGAAGATGGTAGAGATACTTTTGAGTTCGAAGATAAGTTTAAGGTATCATGGAAACTTACAGAACGACTTAGATTATATAATTTAGGTGAGATTTCTAAACTTCAAGGTAATGAATTTTATAAAGCCAAGATTGGTTTTGAATATTCTTTATGATATTTATTATATGAAGGAAGAAAATATGAAGTCAGCAAACCGAAACGCCACACCAATCACTACAGATTGGACAACCACCACATCCTACAATATAAAAATAGTTTATAAAAGTGCTTGACTAATACCACTATTTAGTGTTAGCTTTAGGAGTAATTGATATGAGTAATGTTTGGGAAACAGAGAGAAAAGAGATCGCCACTTGGTTATCGGGTTATCTATTCATGATTAAAAAATGGGTAGATAAGATACTCGATAACGAAGACCATGATGTCGATAAGATAAAAATTATCACACAGATTGATGAGTGGATTTCTTGGCTAGAAGATACCAAGATTAAAATCATAAAAATGAAAGATACTAAAATAGAAAAGGAATAGTAAATGAAAAGGTTATATGTTTTATTAATAGGTTTATTTGTTATAGGATGTTCATCAAACTCATTAGGACCACAAGAAGATTGTTTCTGTGGTATCGACATATCTTCAGAACTACCACAAAATAACGGAATGTATCAATTAGAATATGATTCCTCTTTAGCACAAACATACTCAGTATTAGATTTTAGCACAGAATGTGGGTGGTCACAACATATCCAATGGGACTCAGATCACATGTATCAGATAGTTCCAGGTCAATGGACAAGTATTGTTAATCCAGCGAGTATGACAGATGAAGATGGTAAAGGTAAAATTGTATTTGCTGTTTGGGAAGAGTTTATCGGAAGAACTGTAACAATATATGGTGGGTATACAGATGATTGTGGACATCATTTCGTAGATTCAGTAAAAGTGAAAGTAGTTAACAACGAGTAGGAGATTAGTTATGAAGTATGTTTTGATAGATAAGAATTATGAAGTAATAGATAAGATAGATTCGATAACACCTGGTGGTGCTGAACACTATTTTATGGGTAGAAAACAGATGAAAGATAAGGAATCTTTCTACAAGTTATGGAAAATACTACCAAAAAAAGAATATGATTTAAATATGGAAGCATTTGAAAGAAAAGCTTCATCAGAACAAATTCAATGGTGGAAAGATGAATGGACAAATCCTGACATAGATGTCATAGAAAATAACAAATAATCTGTCATCTTGTCACACAAAAAAGTTTGGTACAAATATTGTCCTATATAGGTAAGACATCGCCACAAAGTGGGATGTTGTTAGTTCAAATGAATAACTGTATAGGAGAAATACAATGACTAGATTAGTAGTAAACCCACAGCATCTCAATCGAGATGAATTTTTAACACCTTTTGATAAGGTATTTGATGAACTGATGAATAAACAGTTCCCAACGTTCAAAGAAGAAGTTGGAGTATCTTTCAACAAAGGTTCTTATCCCAAAGTTAATGTCTATGAATACGATGATAAAGTTGGTATCATAGCTGAGATTCCTGGATTAGATAAGAAGAATGTATCAGTAGAAGTAGAAGAAGATGTACTAACCATATCAGGCGACAAACATGGGTTTGAAGAAGATGGTGGTAAATGTATTACAAGAGAGTTGAAACACTCTTCATTTAAGAGGTCGTTTACGTTAGGTGACCATTTAGATGGAGAAGATGTTACTGCTAACTTTAAGGATGGTATTCTATCCATAAATATTCCGAAAGTAGAACCCGAACTACCGAAGAAGAACATCGTGAAAATCAAGTGAAAATAGTCACCGTAGGTGACAAAGGTTATATCGTTCTCGGTGTTGTGTCGGTCAATACTTCGTTCTCTACTGAAGAGTTAAAGAGTCAATGGAGATTGGCCGACACTATTTTACGAAAAGATAATGAATGGTACATATGTTACGAAATAATAAATGCAGATTTTTATGACATTTAGTGCTTGACTTTAATAGTTATTTAAAAGTAAATTAATGTTATGAAACAAAAACCAAAAAATAAACAAAGGAGTTTTGAAATGAATGGTGGTTATTTTATAGATGGGATAGCATACATGGATTGTAGAATTACAGGAGAACCTGTTCCTAATGTAAGTACAGAAGCAATATCCGTAGTTAGTAGTACGGCATTTATGGCTAGAATGGACAAGATGTTTCCTGAACAAAACAAACCAAAAAGAGTATCAACTGGCAGACCTGCGGGATGGCACTTTATGAACGAGTATGTTGATAAAGATGGGAATGTTTTTCATAAAGGTAAAGAACAACCTGATTTAAAAGGTACTTTACCACCTACCAAAATCAAACCAAAAAAGAAACCTGCAAAACGCAGGTCAAAAGAAGAGATACTTTTGGCTAGACATAAAAAGAAAAAAGAAGTTTTAAAGAAGGCGAAGAAGAGGGTTAATGACAAAATTAAACGGAAATAAACCACTTGACAGAAATTATTTTAGATATAAAGATAGACCAAAACCTACAGATGAAAAAGAGATAACAGATTGTTGTGGTCAAGAAACAGAACGAGATATTCTCAATGTTAATAACAAAGAAGATTGGGAATTAATCGAAGGACACATCGAGAGGAATTTGAGAGAATATCCTGGCGAAGAGTCGATAACACCTGTGTCGTGTAAGAAATGTGGTAGGTTACGAGAATATATTGTCAATCTTAAATTAGATAGAAAACTACCAGGAGATAAATAATGGCTAAGAAACCAGCATCATTTGAGTACAATGGTACTCTAGTAAAAGTTTTAGATGGAGATACAATCGATTGTTATATTGATTTAGGTTTTGATTTAAAAATTAAAAAGAG